TTCCGTCTTGATCTCCGAGAGATCCGAATCGTGTCATCGGCGATAGGGGCTGCCCCGTCCCCGACGATTGTGGCTTCGGCGCCCGTGGTGCATAAAGCGGCGCAGAATACGTACACAAACGCAGACGACCCGCCCAAGCAAACCGGTGCGTTGAAGGCTACCCGATAATGCAAACGATCCCCACCGACCCGGCGCTCCTCTATTGGGACCAGACGACGTCGCTCGACGGCACGGCCTACACGCTCTCATTTCGGTACAACAACCGTGAGCAGTGCTACTATCTGACAATCGCGTCAACGGATGGGCAGACGACCTACGCGGCCGGGCTGAAGCTTGTCGCGGACACATACCTCCTGGGGCCGTACACCACCCCGCCGGGAGAAATCATCGTGACCTTGCAGGGTTCGGACGACTCCCCGCCACGACCCGGCGATTGGGGCGGTCGTGCGCGGTTGAACTACGTGACCCAGGCCGACATGATCGCCTTCAATGTCGACCCGACCAGGAACCCCTATGCCTAACCTCACGGGTTCCCGGCTCTTCTGTCGCGAGGTTCACCTGACACTGGGGGTGCCCGACATCTCGACTTTGCTCGTCGACGCCGACTTCGCCACGGCTGACAACAATGGCCTGAAGGTCGACGGTCTGGACATCGATTTCTCTATCGAGAAGTCCTTGAAGGCGACCGAAGCAAACAAGTGCGAGCTCTCGGTTTTCAACATGACCGAGTCTCATCGGCAAGCTCTTGGCGGGGCAAAGGCGCTTACGGTGCGGCTTGAGGCCGGCTACCAAGGGGCGACGCAGCTTCTTTACCTCGGCAATGTGCGTTCGGCTTTCTCGGAACGTGTCGGTACCGGCATGGCCGACTTCGTGACCAAGATATCGTCCGAGGATACGAGAGCGCGCCTCACCGCAGTCGGAAAGTCCCAGAAGCTCGTGCCCGGGCAAGCGGCCGTTCAGATACCTCTCGGTCCCCGTACAACTGTTGAGGCAGCCATCCAGGCCCTTGCGGCGGCGCTCGGCAAGAACGCCAACGGGAAGGCCGTGCAAGCCAAGGTGGACACGAGCAACCTCGGGGACGTAGGGAGTTTGACCATCAACGGATCGGCTGTTCTCGGCGATGCTTGGCAGCGGTTGACCGACATCTGCCGATCCGCCGGACTCGAGTGGTCCGTGCAGGATGGTGTGGTCCAACTTCTGAACGTGGGCAAAGCGCTCTCGACGACGGATGCCGTGTATATTTCCCCGGACACGGGGCTAGTTGAATCCCCGTCCGTCGATTCCCAGGGTTACGTGCAGGCCAAGACGCTGCTCATCAAAGGTATTGCGCCGGGAGCTCTCGTGAAATTTATTGGTCCCGGAGACCCCTCGGGGTTGGCCCCTTGCTTGTTCGTCCAAGGTGGCTATCGTGTGGACAAGTGCCGATACGATGGTAGTACCTACAAGAAGGAATTCTACTGCGAGATGACGTGCAAACCCTTCTGAGCATGATAGGCTAGGCGAATGGGTACCCCGCGATCACATGCCGAGATTCTCGGTGACCACACGGATCACGTCCTAACGACGATGAAGAAGTGCATCCCCGCGACGGTGACGGCCGTCTACCCGGCCAAGATGACCGTCGACGTTCACGTGGCTGTCACTACGCCACACACCGACCCCGTCGGCAACGTCTATTTCGAGGACGCCGTGTCGATCTGCGACGTGCCCCTCGGCACCATGCGCGGCGGGAAGTTCTTCGTGTGGCTCCCCGTGGCCGTCGGCGATTCGGTCCTGCTCCTCATGTCGGACGTTTCGACGGACACGTGGCGCGCATCGCCGAAGACATCGACCGGGCCGCAACCGAACGACCCTTTCTTCGTCGGCAAGCATACGTTCGATTCGTGCTTCGCGATCCCCATGTTCGCCCCCGACGCGTACGTGTTCTCGGATCCGGCGGGTGATCCGGGTGCGCTCATTGTGGGCCAAGACGGCGGGTCTGAGATCAAGATACATTCGAATGACGTGACGATAAAGGTACCGGGAGCGCCCACCGTTACGCTGTCCGGGTCTTCTTTGCAGGTCGGTGGGTCAAGTGATGCCGCCGCGCTGGCTAGCGTGGTCGACACTATATTGACGGCGTTCAAGGCATGGACGCCTGTAGCCACTGACGGCGGGGCGGCTCTGAAAGCCCTACTCTCTTCAAACGTTACGGCCTCGACATCTGCGTCTGCGCATCTCAAGGTGGATTCGTGACCCCACCCCGAGAATATGTGGGCGTCGGCTCCGTGTGCGATAACATGCGGGCCGCGGCGAATTTGGCCGCTTGGCGCGAACGCGAGCGGATTATAGCGTGGCTGCTCACGAGCGATGTCCCCGCCGTGCGCGAATGCGCTAAAATGCTCGCGTGTCTTCCTTCCTCCTAAAAGACGGTGATCTCGACTACGACTCGGGAAATCTCGCCCTAGTTACGTCGAACGCCGCTATTACGGCGGCGAAGCTAACGGCGCTGTTCTCGATGTTTCAGGGGGAATGGTTCCGGGATGGCCGACTCGGCTTCCCGTACTTCACGTACGTTTACGTGAAAAACCCGAACCTGTCGACAATCTCCTCGCTCATCACGCTGGTCTGTCAAGAGTGCCCCGGGGTTTCGACCGTAAATTACGTGAACATCGACTTCAACACCAGTGCGAGAAAAATCTCCGTGGACGTCTCCGTGACCACCAATGACGGGGTCGTCCTCGTCGGGGGTCTGGGCAAACCCTTCATCGTCACCGCACGGGGGCAATAGTCATGCCGATCACCTTCGCGACAGCATCCGGATTCACGCCCACGACGGAGGACGACGAGGTCACCTATCTGAACGGGCAGTTCCAGGCTAACATAGATGCCGACCTCGATGTCGACCCCGATCAGCCTTTCGGACAGATTATAGGCATCTTCGCCAAGGAGTTCCAGCAGGCGACGGAGCTCTTGGCCACGGCGTTCAACATGGTCAACCCGAACGCGGCCGAGGGGATCCTCCTCGCGAACGTGTGCGCCCTTACGGGGACTTCGCCGGAAATCGCTTCGTATGGCAATGTCCTCTGCGAACTTACATTGAATCCGGGGACTACGGTGCCGGCGGGATCTGTCGTCTATGTCGCGGGGCAACCCGCTATCGCCTGGTCTCTCGACACGGCGGTTACCTATGCGGGTGACGGTACGGATTCCTGGCCGTCCCCCCCGGTGACCTTTACTTGCACGCAAACGGGCGCCATCAATGCCCTGGCAGGCACCGTGACCGGAATAGGTTCGCCGATAGCGGGATGGGTTGCTGTAACGAACCCCGCCGCGGCGACCCCGGGACATGCGGGCGACACCGATACGACCTTGCGGATTCGGCGTAATGAAGAGGTCACGACAAGCGGGGCTGGCAACATCAATGCTGTTCTGGCTGCCGTAGCCGCGGCCATCGAACCCTTCTATTCGGGGAACTCGGCGACGGTTTGGGTCGGTGAAAACACGACGGGGACTATCGATGCGAATGGCGTGCCGGGACATTCGATCCATGTCGTCTATTGGGACGGCACCGCGCATCTAACCCCTGCGAATACCATCGCCCAAGCTATATTCGATGCGAAGGCCGACGGTGTAGGGACCTATGGGGCGCTCTCAGGCACGGCCACGGACGCCTTAGGCGGGACACATACCGTCTATTTCGACCAGGGGGCTTCCGTCAATATCTACATCAATCTCGTCACGACTCCGGCGATAACGTCCTCCGGAAATAATACACAATACGCAGCCATCGCGAGCGCAGTGGTGGCCTATGTCCAGGCGAACTGGAACTTCGGCACGCAGGCGAATATCATCCCGATCGTGTCTGCGGCCATGGCCGCGCCGGGCAATGGGATCACGGACATACCCTACTGGCAGATCGACATCACGAACCCGCCTTCGCATACGGCGAATATCGCTATCCTACCGTCGCAGATCCCCGTTCTAGCCGGTTTTCAAATCAATGGTACCTAGCATCGACAACACGAAGGTCGCGACCGCTCTCGGGTTGCTCACGTCCGTGTATTCGGGCAAGCCCGCGATACAGGGCGTGCTTACGTCGCTGGCCAATCGTTTTCAGCTTCTCGAGCAGCAGATCTGGTCAGTCATCAACGCCTACATCTTGGCCAATTTCCCGCAAACGGGGTCATATACGACATGGCTAGTAACGGCGCTAGGTAGCGGTGGCCCTACGCTTCAATACTTGGGCGGGGCCGGGGCTTGGCCGCCCGGGGCAGTAATACCCGCCGGGTCCGTGCTTCAATGTTCGTCGACCGGGGACAAGTTTACGACGTCGGCTTCTTTTACTCTCCCGGCTATTGGCGGGTCGAATACGGTATCCGGATCCGGATCGGTCCGGGTGAACGATATATTCTACCTGGCCAATAATTGGGTGGCGCTCGATAACCTGGGGGCAATCGTCGGTGAGGCCCGTCAAGGGCGCACGGATCCGGTGTATCTTCCGGCGATACTTCTGCGCATCCTTGTGAACAAGTCGACGGGGTCTACATCCGATATCATCGCCATCGTCCGTAATGCTCTTTCGGCCCTCGGCACGTTGCCGATACTGCTCTCATATTGGGAGCCGGCCCCGGGAGAGTTCGAGTTCGACATCGTACCGCTGGCCACTACGACCCTGAATGCTTTACTCAGCCTTCTTCCTGAGGCCCGCGCAGGTGGCTATCAGGGCATGCTCGTGTCGTCTTCGGCATCTATTGCTGAGACTATTACGTGGGGGTCTGTCGGCTTCGGTGGCGGGGCCTCTTTCGCATCTAACAGGAGATCATAATGGCTACTGATACGTTCCCCTGGTCGTCTGCGGCGAATTACTCGTCCGGCCCCGACACCGGCACCCCGACGAAGACCGATCCGGGGTATAATACGATGGTGAATCTCGTCCCGGTCGGGGCGCAGGCCATGAACTTCCTGTTGAACGAGCGGGACGTCGATTCTCAGCAGAGATCGCTCGGGTGGGGGCCGGCGTTCCAGGACGCGGCGAATACGTCTTGTAGCGCCCAGG